CGAACAAGAATGTGTAAGACATCAGTGGTTTACCTGTCAGTGGGTGCAGCTGACGGAACAGCTCCATGTTGTCGAACATAGGACAACGCTTCAGTGACAGAGTGATACCATTGGTCATGTTGTAAGTTGTGAACTGACCACCCAGAGTCAGGTTCTGACCTGAACCGCTAACAAAGATATTGTCAGTCAGGTTGAAGCTAGCTACCTTCTCCTTCAGGATGCGGTCGAACTCACGAATACCCATCTCACCAGTCAGAGCAACGAAACGACGCTCGTTAGTACCCAGAACATTGTAGCAGAGGTCAAACAGATAATCCTCGAACAACTCAGCTGTAAGAGTTGTATAGTAACGGATATTAGCTGGAGAAATCTGCTCGAACAGACCACTCATTGTAGGAACTGGACGACCGTTTGTACCCTTGTTGATATATGTACCATCAGCCAGACGGTTGCTCTTAGCGAACAGGAGAGCAGTCTCCTCACGCTTCTTCCACTCACGGAGAGCCTTCCAGTACTGATAATCAGACCACAGATAAGACTTCTTACCAGTCTCGGGATCAGTCAGAGCAATAGTAAGAACTGTGCTGTAAGCATCACCAGTGATATCGTAAGTCAAACGAAGGTTCTGGAGGTGGTTACGCATCTTAAATGGAGTCTGATAGTTGATGATATCTGCCTCATCACTGTACTCCTCGTAAGCTGAACCGATACGACTTACCTGACGACCAGGAAGCAGGAACTCACCAGGAATATAAGAAGCCTGTGAACCATCTACTACATAGCACTCGTATACCCACTCGTTACCATCCTGATAAGGAAGACCGGTTGTACGAACCTGGAAGTGGAAATCGTCGAAGCTAAGGATTGCACCAGGACCAAACCAACGCTCCTCAAGTGCGAGGTAAATAGTGCTGTTGTTCAGACCAGGAGTAATTGTGTTATAGTTGCTAGTGGTGATCTCCTGACCATTCCACTTAGCCCAGCGAATGTTAACAGCGTGATCGCCGTCAACCTGTACTGCCCACTCGAACTCACGGTTCTCGATGATCATAGTCTTACCAAGACCGCCAGTGATCAGGTCGATAGTAGTTGAAATACCATCATCCTTTGTACCAAAAATAAGTGAAAGCAAACCTGATACCTTGTGTGGCTCGGTCAGCAGTGCATTAGAAATCATGTTCTCATCTACCAGATCACTGAAACGCTTACCGCGGAAGAGCTGGAGATTGTTAAGTAAAGTATTATTCATATATGTTTAAATCTTTATTAAACGTCAGAACAACCCATTGAGCAGGTCTGTTGCTGACTTCTGTTTTTCGTCGGCATTAAACGTGCTATGATTCTTAGCACTGTGCCTCAGTATATTCCTAAGTTTATCAGCAGCGGATGACTCTCCACTTTTCTTGGCAGTCGAAAGTAGACTGTCAGCTTTCATAGTAAAATATGCAGACTCGATCAGGTTCTTTGAAAGATTCTTATTGAAGTCTTTTGTATATTGCGACTGTCCATTCTGATCTACCTTGAAGATATAATCAAACAGTGCTCTGCGGTCCTCCTTTGGAACTGCAATGCCGCGTACATTAGTAAGGTTATTGATTTCCTTAGTTACGCTATCATAAAAAGCTTTTGACTGCTCTTCTTGCTGTTTTGCATATTCCTCTTGCTGACGTGCAGCCTCTTCTACTTCTTGCTGTCTAATCTGCTTCAGTCTGTCAAGTGCATCCTCCGCTTCATCATACAGTACATCGCTATCCTCATATCTTGTTATCTTCTTATTAATTTGTTCATCTGAATAGCCTGCACGCTGCATGAGTTCGCGTACTACTGCTTTTTGATTTGTCTCGTCTTCGAGATCGATGTTGTCAAGAGTAAGAGCCTCTTGCTGTTTACGATAGTAGTCTTCGAACTTACCTCCATTTCTTACGTACTCGTCGAGCGCCTGTATACGCTCGTCCGCATACTCAGGCTTGGAGTTCTGTTCTACTACATCACTAAAATACTTAGTGAGCTCGTCTACAGTGACAGGCTTATCCTTGTCATCAATCTCGTCCATGTTCCAACCAAGTGAATTACCAATAGCCTCAAACAAGAGACTTACTTGCTGTGCCTCGACGACATCAGCTTCTGTAGGATCCTGATTGCCATCTTCAGGCTTATCTATCTTCTCAGGATCCTCTACAGGTGGTTCATCAACTGGTGGTTCTGGATTATCGATATGCTCAGGGATCTCTGTGTTGTCCTCGTGAGCATTTGGATCATCTGATCCGCTGTTACTGCCGTCCTCAGGATTTTTCACTGGCGGCTCATTCTTAATAAGTTCTTCTACGTCTGGTTCCTGTGCCTGCAGTACGGCATCAATATCAGTAATACCATCACCCTCTTCTGGGTTGTTGTAACCAATATTGCCGAGCAGGTTATCGAACTCAGTCGGAATATTATTCTTTTTCTTTCCCATATAATTATATGTAAGTTAATTTGTACAGTTTATTCTGTTATTTTTGGTAAGACGTACCGTAAATTTTAATCGGGTTACCCCATGGAACAATATCATTAAAATAATCAAGTCCTAACTTGTTGCCTATTCTAAACAAATCACTTCCGTCATGTTTGGAGCTATACCCTTTAAATGGATTTATATCCCATACATCTTCATAATAATCGTATACACCATTTTTATCTTTTGACGTACCTTTGTGGTATCCACCAAGTGTATGGCTGTGTAGCCACTTTTTATCACCCACATTTCCTTTCGGAACCAATGGGTATTGTCCCGGTAAATTTGGATATTTAAATTCGTAGGCGCCTTTACGTTTATCACTATGTTTTATTATATCCTTTACAGCTACTCTATATACAGGATCTCCATATTCGTCTTGTCCCACGGTTCTATAAGGTATATTATTTTCTCTAAAAAATGGGCCATACTACTATGTATCAACACTGTCTTGTTTTGTGTACATTCCATACACAGCTTCTGTATTAGGATCTTGATATCTAGTTCTATTTTTGCCTTTTATAAAATTTGATATTTGTTCTGTATTATAGTGTGAAGGAGATACGGTTCTGTACATACGATTTCTTAGATACCTGAATGGGCTAATTATTGCTTTCAATGCGTCTACATACTTTCCGTCCTCATACCCAGGAAGTTTTCCATCTTTTGCACGCAACAGGCCTCGAGAAGGTTTTGTCTGCACCGATGCTACGTTCATAAGAGAGTTTATCATAGCATCAATTGTTTTAGGATCCCATTGTCCGTTTACCTTATCTGCATGTCCGTACCCGTTAAGATTATTAAGATGAAACATCATCTCGTTCTGCATACCTTTGTTTTTACGAACCTTTTCTAATGTAGCATCCAGCTTCTCTCCAACTGCACCCTTTCCGTATACATTAGATAATTTCTCACGTATTTGTGCATTTAAGGCAGCGGCTTCATTGATTGGTACGCCAGGATATGCGGTCTCTAAGTATTCTCTCTCTTTATCTGTATATTTACCTCCAAGTACAGCATCTCTGAGCAAATGATTTGATTCATGAAGAACAGTACTCTGTATTCTATCTTGAAGATTAAATTCAGGATCATCAGATTTCATACCACGAGGATATACCATAACTCTTCTTCCATATCCATCATCTTCTCCATGCCAGTATTGACCTACAGTAGTGCCTTTTCTTGAATCAGATCCTATATATGGAGTACCATTGTATATTCCATATAGCTACTCTTTAGTTACCTCAGGATGTTGTTTCTGTACTCTATAAGCATAATCGTCTATAGCAAACTTAGCAACTTGTTGTTTAGCGCTATTTATCATTGGTTGATAAACATTACTCATCAATGGAGTATACTCTTCAGATATATTATTCTGGACTTCACCAGTACCGTTTGCAAATCTAGGGAGTCCTGCGTCATAAACCTCTTTGACAGATTTACCATCTTTATAAGCTTTAAAGCGTTCCCTGAACGCTGTAGGATCCTTTGCCATAACCATCTATTCTATTGCTAAGTAGATTAGCAACGACGTTGGTCATGAAATCATTCCCTTCGTCGTGCTAAACTAATCTTAGTATAAGTTTTAATAATTGATTGTTCTCTCTAGTAAGCTATAGAAGCTCTTGTTCTTCAGCGTGTGTCATTTTTCTACTTTGTGATAATCATCAACATTCTATATTCTTAACACGCTGCCGTTTAACTCATATCCGTATTCGTTTATGCTCGTTATTAAATAAGGGCCTCTGTACCCATTATTATGAGCGATCCAATCTCCTACTTTAAATTTATTAAACGTTTTCATAATTACTTCTCCCCTGAAACTTTATTAGCTCTAGCAGTACGTGCCTTAATCTTTTCACGCTCCAAAGCAGCATCATCTTTAGCCTTCTGCAGCTCCATCTCGTGCTTCATACGGTCACGCTCAAGCTCAATCTTCTTATCTTCTATCTCTTTCTTCTGACGAGCTTCATAGCGTTTAGTGTACTCATCAGATGCAATCTTACGTTGCTGTGTAGCATCCTTAGCAATTTCCATAGGATCAGGTATACCGTTCAGATTAGCATCCTTCTCTTCAGAACCACGATATGCGCTAATCTCAGCTACTGCAATCTTAGTCTGGTTATCAGCATCAACCTTGTAACGCTCAAGCTCCATCTTAGCTTCCTCAAGCATAAGCTCTTGTTCACGCTGTTCATTCTGCATTTGCTGCAGCTGAATAGCTTGCTGTTGTTCTGCTTGTTGAGCTTGCTGTTGTATTTGCTCTTGACGCTCTTGCATCTCCTTAAGCTTCTGCTTAATGATGTTGAAGTTGTCGTTTGTAAGTACCTCTGCAGCTTCAAGCAAGCTAGCACCATTTTGCATAGCAGGCTGAATAAGTTGCTGGAGTTTCTGTATGTTCTCCAGATCCTTAGAAGTATCAGTTACAAACACATCCATATCTTCATAGAAGAACTTGTCTTGAATATCAATATAAGCACGCTCTCCATTATCGAAGATATAACTAAGCTTCTTCTTACCTGTCTGCTGCCAAGCACCTTTAGCTGTATCAAGCAGCATTGTCAATGCATGACGCTTACACTGGTTATGTACCCAGAACAAAGGCTCTGTGATATGTGATGACTGTACTACACTACGCTCTACGTTACCTACAAGTTCAGAAGAACTAATAGCACCTTCACGTTGTTCTGTGATACCTGATATAGTACCTGCGAGCTGTTCGATCTTGTCCATCAGCTGAATGTACTCAGCAATAACATTAGACATCGTAAGGTCTAGTGCTGTAATCTGGTTGAACGTAGCTGGTTTACCTCCCTCACGTCCAGGAACATTCCAACCCTCTTCATATGGGTTAATGAAGTTTACACCTACAGAAGATAGATAGTGCATCCATCTCTCAGGAGTAATATTCATAGACTTAGGGATCTGTGTGATATCCATATTAACAACCTTACCTTTATCACGAGCAATAGCCATCTCAAGTCTATACCACAGTACAATATACATATATTGCAGAGGTCTAAGAATACTTACAAGACTTCTAGGCTTGCTGTTTCTATTGCTGTATACAGCTCCTGTATAAGGGAGCTTCTGACTGTTAGGGTTGTCTATGCTTACATGCTGATACTCAATTGGCTGTATACCGAAATACAAGTCTGAGCCAGCTCTATATCCTTCCCATACTTCTACTATCCAGTCAGGAGTAACATCTATCTCCATACCAGTCTTCTTATATGTCTCATCAGCTATCTCAACCTGTGGAGTACCTGTCTCATCCATATAAGTAACATAGAATATTTTCTTGAACGATTTCCAGCAGCAGTGATATACATTAATAACATTACGAGTTTTATTATCCATCAAAGGATTATCGAATGTCCTAAACTGAATACCACCTCCAAAATCATCTACTGGACCTCTATCACCAAGATCATTTGAAGGACGACCTGTAAGCATCTCTGTAAGCTTATTCAAGTCTTTCTCTTCAAGCTTGTTGTAATATCTATCGTATAAAGTAGCTATAGGAAGTTTCATGCGTCTGCAGCACCAACCAGCATCCTCTACGAACTCTAAGTCTGGTGACTCTTCAAATGAGAACTCTACTGGGTTTACACACTCCATATAAGGTTCATCATTCAATACGCCTATGTAGTAATACTCTCTACCTGCAATAAGGGCATCTTTCCAACCCTTAATAAATTCATTAGGTAATGAAAGCTTTTCTTTCAAATATGTGAGAGTATGATATGCTGTGTTTTCTATTACGTCTTTATAATCCTTGGACATATATTTAGCAATAGCTTCAGGAGGCATAATCTCGCCAGACTGTAACTGTTGCTGGAACTGAGCGGCTTCTTCTTCACCCATCTTTGATGTAAGCTGAGCCATGAGATACTGCATAAGCATCTCTTTCTCTTTGTCCATAAGTTCTGAAGTGGCTTCTTGTGACGTTCTCACTACCCTGAAGTTCATCGGCCTCTTTGTCTCTTCACCTATAAGGAGGTCTACCTTAGGCCTTATTATATTGAAATCTTGAGGAGTAGCGGGAAACCCATCATCAACTTTAAATGGGTTTGTGATTCGTTTGAAGTCCTTCTCATCGAATATAGAATTATAAAGGTTATAGTAGCTCTATATTTCTCCAAATCTGGTATTCGCTCCGCCAGAAGTAACATTGCCCTCACCGATGATATAGTTAACACAATCGTGCTACCACTTCTCATCCTTCTTCTTTAAAGGGAGTTTCTGTTGAGGGAAACTGGAGTTGTATAAATTATCTTCTATTCTAACCATTGTGTTAATCATTTATTACACCGTTGGTCCTGCGACAAAAGCATTACCGTTTGGTGAAGTATAGAATACATCGTTTACTACGTCATACATACCTACGACGTTATTACTGTTTTTACAAGGAATTAGGTCTCTTACCAAAGTACCGTTTACAAATAACTTAAAGTAGTATAAATCTGCTTCGACAAATCTTGCTGGACTATTAGAACTATTGCTAAAGTAACAGAACAGAGATGTTCCCCAATCATGAGTACTGCTTCCTACAGATGTGTACACGTTTTTATTTGGAGAAGTCTATTCAGGAAATTCCACAACATTGTTTGTATATCCTATATAATTATCTTTATTAGAACCGCCTATGTATCTACACTAAACAGCGTTACTTGTTGCATTTTTTCTAATAAATGTTCCAGGATAAGGATTCTGGTCCTTCTAACATCCAAATATAGTAGGCTAAGCAGCATTATCGGAACCAGCTCCTTTGATGTTGAATTTTATAGCAATATCATATTCGGTATTAGCTGTTTCGTATAACTTAATACATAAGTCTATATACTAACTTCCACTAGATGTACTGGATATGTATTCAAGTTGTGTATATCCTGCTGGCAACGGTCCTGTTTGTACTGGCCATATCTTATCAGATCCTATATATATCTAACTATACTGTGTACTACCAACATATACGTCAGATATTGTACTTAAATCAAATCCGTTCATTGTACTATGTATATCGTGTTAGAATCTGGGGAACCTGGGAGTGAACTTACAACTTCTATCTTAAGACCTGAAGTACTAGATGTTACAGCTCCAACAGGATTAGTGCCGTTTGTACCATCGTTACCATCTGTTACAGTAAAACTAGTATTTCTAGAATCTCCTGAACCATATGAGAATGAAACCGTATGTGTCTTACCGCTGGTAGAAACAGACACAGTAGGAGTAATACCATCTGTACCATTAGTACCGTTTGTTCCATTTGTTCCATTCTGCCCATCTTGACCGTTCTATCCATCATTAATAGTAGCAATGGATGTACCATCAACATATATTGTAGTAGTACTTTCGCTCTTAGAAGCAGTTACTACAGGACTATGTCCATCTTGTCCAGGAGCACCATTTTGTCCAGCAGGACCTTGTTCACCTTGTATTCCTTGAGGACCTTGTATACCCTACGGGCCACGAAGAGACTCTCTTTGCTCTTCTGTAAGGTCTTCGAATGTCATTACGCCGTCAGCACCTTTCGGTCCCTGTTCGCCTTGCGGACCTTGATCTCCTTTAGGACCTGCAGGTCCTTGAATGCCTTGAGGGCCTCTTAATTGTTCTAATTGATCTGAAGTAAAATCTTCATATTTAAAAGGGTCACCTTTGTCTCCTTTTAATCCTTGCGGACCAACAGGGCCTTGAATGCCCTGTATACCTCGGGCTCCATTGTCACCTTTTGGTCCCTAAGGCCCAACTGGTCCAATTGGACCAGCATCTCCTTTATCACCTTTAACACCAGGTACGCCTCTAGGGCCAATTGGTCCAATATCACCTTTATCTCCCTTAGGCCCCTGAACACCTTGATCACCTTTATCTCCTTTTGGACCTTGTGGGCCTTTTGGACCCTGTGGACCTGCAGTGTATAAACGTTTTACAATTCTTAATTCATCCATAATTAAAAACTAAATACTGGTATATCGTCTTGCACACCGTCACTTGTATCCCAGTACCTTTGACTGAACAACGGTAATTCAAAGAGCTCAACCTGTTTGTTTTCTTCTTTATTTGCAGCTACTTTAACCTAGAATAACTCTTCCCTGTATATCATTGTCATACACAAGGCAATGACACGGTCGACGTTCTTTACGCCATCCGTCTATATTAGTTCTTCTAGTAATGGTTCGCTGTATATTCTCTCTAAGTTAGGGTGTCCTGGTTCATACTCTTCCATCAACCATTCGAGTATAAGACCTTCTCCATACGCCCTAATCTGTTTAGTCATGTGACAGCCTTTTCGGCGCTGTACTTTACTATCTTTAAAGATTTCCGTAATTATTTTATCTGGCTGGTCTGCGAGTAAGTAGTCACAGTGTTTGTTAGTGAAGTAAGGATATATACCCTTACGTTCATTCTCAAACAACAACCTAGCATTATAGAATACTAATAGTTTTCTTACGTTCTCGTAGTACTCTTCTGCTGTATCTGGTCGTCCTGTGTACTCTGCTACGATGACATCATTCCAAGCCTCTCCTGCTCTAACGCGCTTAAATATGAACGTCGATCCTAAGGAGTTAGTGAAGGACTCATCGTGATCATACGGGTCGCAGCCGCCAATGTATAGTCCGAATGGTGGGTCTGGGATTGGATACTCCCATATGACTACTGATCCTTTTGGTTTGTCATCTTTCTTTAATGGATATGTTGTTATATCACCAGACTTCTTTTCTGTAGCTATTACTTTACCATTATCCCAAGCTAAGTCTACTATATGCTTCATGTTAGCAAGCTTAGTATTAGTTCTTATCTTAGTTAACTGGTCCATTAATAGCTTCTTAGGGAAGATGTTCTTTCCCAATTCCAAGCACGCTTCTGCTGGCTTCATTGGACGTTCAGATATAAATCTATCAATGGCTTCTTGTGAAGCACCTCCTTCGCGTACTTTATTTCTTTCTTCTATCAGACGTTCAGCAGCCTTCTCTTGATAGCTGTTACCGTCCTTATCCATATATGCGCCATCGTTACTCTCTAGGTTCCAGTATGATGGAGCAAAGAAACCACACTTAGTATTCTCTGCATTGTCGTCCCACACGTTAGGGAAACCTAGCACATTGAATGCATCTGGATGATAGAACATGTTCTTTAGACCATCGAATGCAGCACCCTCAGTACCACCAGTACCAAATGCTATAAGTAATCCGAATGCTACACCATCGTCAGTCTCTACAGCAGGGCGTTCAATTTGCCAAGCTGTTTCAAGTCCTGGGAACTTACCACCCTCCTCAAATAGTACTAGCTTACCACGAGTACCACGAAGACGTTCTGGGTCATTCTTCAGAGTAATACCTGTAATAGCTGATAAGTAACCTTGCTCAGTCTCTTTACCAAACTCATCTTTTACTTTAAAACCTGCCACACGCTCCATACGTGTTGCCGTAAGACGTTGTTTAGACCAATCGGTGTTCTTATCTATGAAGTCCATAATCTGCCAAGCTTTGGTAAGAATACCATCACCTACAAGGAACTTCTGTTCTGAAGCTACTGCGAAGTTCTTAGAACCTGGGATAAGCTCGTAGTTTCTTACGAGCATTGATGCTCCTTTAAATGAGTAACCACGCTGGCGGCACTTGAGTACCGCCATGTGTTTACCTAAGTTTTCTGCTTCTTCGATTGCGTTGAAGTAGTAATAGTCGCCATCCCAAAATGAAGGAAAGTCGAAGATACGTTCACGTCTTGTGCGCTATACTCCGTATCTATCAACATATTCTGTTTCCTTAAGTTTCATAATGGGAGAGTAGTTGAGGTAGAAATAATGATATCCTGTAATAGCATCTCCATCGGGCGCTACGTAACCATTAAGACATCTATCTGTCTCTCTATCCCAATATGTGTTATAGTCTGTGGTTCCTCTAGGAGCTGTTGTATAGCAACCATGTTCTTTGAAGAATAATGCAGGTTGTCTGAATTTATCGCTGTTTACAATCTTCTTATTAAAATCTACCATATATTATAATTAAAGCTGAGTATCGTATACTGTTGGATTAGTAGAATATGCAGTAGCACTGCTTATAGACGATACATAATCGTACGGAGGCATTGGTTGTCCAAGGTTTGTTAATGTGCCTCGCATATATCTATATTGGAATTGTGCATTACCTCCTACTGGATTTACAAATCTACCACCTGTTGTTACCTATACGCCATTACTATAATCAACAGATACGGGATAGTCTGGACAATGATATATATAACTTGTAGCAGCTTCTCCAATTACACCGTTTGATATAGTATATTTTATATATCTATCTACTGTGACACCAATTGCAACAGGTGTACCACTGTTAGACGAATAAGCATATATAACTGGAACATAAGAACCATTAAATCCTGTTCCTGATGTAGGATATGAGTTTGCAGATTCCTTTGTGTAACAGTCTCTGTTAGTAATTAAAGTATAACTTGATCCACTATAACTATAATACTTACCATCAGATCCTTTAAATATATCATCGTCGTTGACAAATGGTGTACTGGTATTTCCATTGTTATACTTAAGGTAATTTCTTACAGGCGTATATGTAGATCCGCCTACTTGAGACCATTTCGTAAAGTCTATTACATATTCTGTTCCGTTAGCATCCCACACGTGAAGCTGCATTCCTTTATTGTCAGCAACAAAATAAGCACGAGTATCAATTCCCTGACAGAACTCAATTTTATCCTAACTTGTTTTAATATTAATACCAGTAGGATCTCCAGCAATAAGTGTCTTAGCTACCACATTACCAGAGAATGTACCGTTTCCGTTTGTCAAACGTATAAATTCAGAATTGGTGCTATTAGCTGTACTTTGAGCAGCATTGGCTGTACTTTGAGCTGCAGCTGCAGCATCGCCTATAGTTATATCTTGTGACTTCAGTGTTTCTATATCACCAGACACTGCACTAAGTTTTCCTGACACAGTTACATTACTATCTATCAGCACATGATCTGCCTGTATGGTAACGCCGGACTCCAGTTTTCCATTACTCTTTTCTGCAAATACTGTAATACCGGCGGACTTTTCGTTTATTGAAGCAACTAACGACGATTTTGCTTGGGCTATCTCATTGCCAAACGATGTACTATTTATAACGCCTGATATAATATCTGGCTGTACGTTATAATTTCCATTGCTATCTTTTACAATAACACGGCTCATTAAACTACTTTGAGCACTAATAGACTCACCTTGGTCTGACACTGTATTATTTAATCCAGAATAACCGGTAAACTGTCCGTCAACAACAACAGATGCTAAATCTGATACACTTTCAATGTTGTTACCATTTTTAGACGTTTTAAGTTGCAATTGGCTGGCTGCCATTTTTACAAGCTTGTCGAGGTTACCGTCATTATTAGTAGTATATTCATCGTATGCTGCAGTAAGTGTAGCATTAGATTCTACTACACCATCTACTCTTACTAGCTTAAAATATTGAGTGGTAGAATCTTTTGTCTTATAATATACTCTATCTTGGAGTGGAACGTTTGTGAAGTCTTTCTCGTTTAACTCCATTCCGTTAGTTATGATAAAACTTGGTTTAGCTATCTTTAAGGAAATAGTATTTATATTAGTAGCAGTGTTAGTATCACCAGACTACTGCATTTCTACTACGTATTTACCATTTACACTAAGCTCCAAGTCTGATATAGCTGCTTTGTTCTCTGAGTCAACTTCTCCAACTCTAGCTTCGATTCTATCTGCAGTTTGCTCAAGTACAGATGTCTTAATCCAACGTCCTTTAGAGTGATCATTCTCATCTTTCCATTCCCATACACCGTATTGACGCATGTACAAGTCTGTCCAATCTTTAATTTGTCTACCTATCTCTCCTTCAGCAAGGTTGTCTGTCACCCATTGTGCATCTACCAATAAAGCTTCTGTAAGGTCTTGTACGTAGTCAGTAAGATCACTAATGTAATTATCTATACGGTTTCTTTGAGCGTTAATTTCTGCTTGTAATGCACTATCGTCGTATTGAGCAGTTACTGTATCTGTCCAAGGTACGTCTACGTAAGCTCTATTGTTTTCATCTAGCATTACTGGGTATGTCTTATTACCACCCAATTCATTAGATGTGTATCCTATCTTGATACCGCCCATCTTAGTGCTAGTAGCTGCTGGAATGATGTCAGATATATCTCCTAACGTTTCTACAATATCTGCACGACTCATTCTACCGAACATTGTGTTTTTAGCTCGGATACTACGATCTGCAGCATTAAATACAATCGTATACTCCGATATATCCCCGTTAGCCACTGCAGCCGCGTAGTTAAACGTGGGGTCGTTAACAAAATGGAATACTGTATTTACCATATTTAATTAATATTCTACTTTAGTCCAGTTAGACAATCCGTTCTTTTGCATTATTACATCATACCCGGTACTATTAGCAGGAACACGTATAGTTCCTCCTGAGCTCTTTACTCCACGGAATGTATCACTATGTACATCAGGAGCTGTCATTCCTTCAAATGTTATAGTCTACAGTTTACTGCAATTATCAAATACATAATCGCCCATAGCAATAACCGTACTAGGTATTGTTATATTTTGTAAGTTTTCTTGATCGTCGAATGCGCAATTTCCTATAAATCTAGTTCCACTCTTAATAGTGTATGTAGATTTACCATCTGAAGTACAACGTATAGCATATGTATCTGCGTATCTTATGTCATCAATTACAGGAAGACTTGTACAATTATCAAAGTTATAGCAATCTTCTATAGAAGTTACGCTAGAAGGTATTGTAATGCTTGAAAGGTTTGTACATTCATCAAATGATGAATATCCTATAGTCGTAACACTATTTGGTATATTTACATTTGTAATATTGGCGCAATTCATAAATGCGTAATCGTCTAATTCAGTTACTGTGTTTGGTATAGTAACAGATTGTTTTCCTTCTGGACAACGAATAAGTTTAGATGCGTTCTTATTATATAATACTCCGTTTATAGAAGAATACGTTTGATTATTTGCATCTACGTTTATGGCAGTAAGCGAACTGCATTTTGAGAAGTTTTCTGGATATATACTAGACACATTCTATCCTATTTCGATAGTAGTAATACCATTACAATATACAAACGGACTTTGGTTAGTACCACCCAAACTTGTTACTGTAGACGGAATCGTAAATGTACCTTGTTTTGCAGTAGGATATTTAACCAACATTGTTGCGTCTTTATTATATATTACGCCGTCTATTGAAGATAAATTTGCATTATTATTGCTTACATTAAACGCAGTAAGGCTAGAGCACCCTTTAAATGCAGTAGAATTAAAATATCGTAATTTGTCTGGTATATTTAAAGTTTGTAATGATGTACAATTATAAAAATCATGTCCTTTCAACGATACAATATTATTACCAAGAGTAACGTTTGTTAAGCTCGTACAACCAGCAAATACTCCTTCATAATCATGTAGATATGGGTACGTACCTCCAAAATTAGTTACACTATCAGGTATAACTATGGTTTGTAAACTACTACACCCACAGAACACACTTTGCTATATTGAAGTTATTGTATTAGGTATAGTAACGTCAGTTAGACTTGTACATCCCATAAACATCTCCTGTTGAAGTATAGTAAGTCCAGTACCTAAACTAACAGTAGTAAGATTTGTACACCGACTGAATGAAGTATATCCAAGTGAAGTTACGCTATTTGGTATTGTTATACTAGTAAGACTTGTACAGCCAGCGAAACAGCCATAACCTATAGAGGTTACTCCGTTAGGTATATTTATACTAGAAAGTTTATCACATCCTACGTATGTACCAGAGTTACCAGAAACGCTCCAATATGATCCAAACGCGGAGTTTCCAATTGTCTTAATTGTACTAGGTAATGTAACACTCTCTAGACTCTTACACGCATAGAACGCCTAATCGGGTATCGTAGTAATTCCTTCGGGGAGAACAATACTTTTTAGTCTGCTGCTGCCAGAATAAGAACGATCTCCAAACATAATACCGTTTTGTTCATCAAATTGTTCCAGATCTGGTAATATAAATTTAACGGTATGTTCTCCGACAGTATCAAAGTTATATGAAGCCACTGGAGACGACTATAATTCACCATCGATTTCCATATCGGCATAAGCTGATAATGCTCCTGAAGGTATAAGAGGTGTTGCGGCGTTAGTATTTGTTACATCATAAGTAGCTAAAATATACTTGCTATTTGAATCAGATTGTTTTACTCCCATAACAAGGCCTTTTGCAAATATAATACCTCCTTTATTAGTGTATGATACTTCACAATAACCTCCAGGACATGCTACTAAACTTAATTGTGTGTTTCTTAAAGTTTTATAAGAATTAGACACAGTTATATAATATGTATTTTCTGTGTTATTGACATAAATTACTGTTTCTTTTTTACCGTCGTTTTCTATACCACTAACACTTGTCGTCTAATTAGACAGGTTACCATTAATTTCAACTACTCTAATAATTTCTGGCTTATCAGTAAGGTCGTTATACGAACCTGTAGTAGCTACTGTAGCAAGATTAGGTTTGTTTTTTATATAAGCTTGATCAGTAGTATCGTCTTCAGCCCAATCAGACTGCACAGGATCCTCTGGTATGTGAGGTTTGTTTGATAAATCATCATACGACCCAGATGTCGTGACGCTACTAAGATCTGAAATATTAACCTTTTTAGCAAGCTCATTGAGAATACCAGTAGTAGTATCACTGTCATTAAGGATTTCGACGAGTTCTTGTACTGCACCATTATCAACACCAAGGATATCGTTAATTTTATCGTCGATGTTTGAAGTAGTACTATTTACAACTTCTATAGTTGCATTAGCGTCAAGAATGTCGCCTTGTCTATATTCACCGTCCTCAGCAACAAGTAATTGTGGTTTAATGCTATTTCTTGTATAACTACCGGTACTAAGCGCTTTCTTTAAATCGTACTCTCTCATATTAATTAATTATTATCTAGGTATTTCATATCTTCCGATAACACCACCACCTTTAACTCTACCAGACTCTGCTTGTTCAGCTCTAGCTTGTTTCTCAGCAATATCTAATGACTTAACAATATTACCTACATCTTTCAATATTGATGCCGCTTTTTTACACGTATCAATATCCATGCTAGTTGAATACCCTTTTAGTGTAGCCATAATACCTTCAGCAGCAGCCTTGGAAGCGGCAAGTAATCTAGTACCTGGAGTTTCCTGAAATTCTAGGAATCTGCGTTCTAGTGTTTTTACCTCTTCTGTGGGTGTATAATTCTCATCTCCAAATACGTCTTTAGCTACAACAGAAGCTCTATCTTCTAACGGATACGCTTCGTATGGCGTATTCCACTTATTTAACCAAACGACGTATTCTATCTCCTTCAATGCCAAGGACTTGTCTTTAGCCTTATTGTAATGATCTTTAAATGGTGGTACAGCCAAGTCCTCAGTATTGAGAGATATTTTTTCGCCTTTAATATCGAACATATTGTATTACGTTAAGTACAATTGGAGTACTTTACTAACCATCTTATACATCTTATGTACTAGATGGCCTATGAGGTATGCAGCAGTCTCTGATGTCTCGTCTATGCCGTAGTATTGACATATATGAGATTGTACATGTTTAGCTTCATGTACTACAGTATCCACAAACTGACCTACGTTAGTTGAGTGACCTATGCACACAAACGTCATCTTGTAGTCAGTATTAGTATATGTGAAACCTGTATTCTTCTTACTTAATGTAACAGTAGCAGCGTGTATATCTTCATCAGTACAATCTAAAGACTCTAATGAATCTACTACAGATGCTATATCTTCTTCACCTACATTATAGTATACTAACACACCCCAATCTTTGTCGCCTAATTGTATGTATTGTGTTATCATATTATTTTGTGAGTGAGGTTTCGTTACGTCTTAAAAATGAATCTAATCTAGAGATAACATCCTGCAAGTCATCCATACGAGCATTGAGATCGCTTATAGCTTCATCTCTTTCTTGCTCCTTGGCGTATACAGGATTAAGGTCTTTTAGTATCTTCTTGTATACCTCAGCGTCTTCTTTATACTTATCCATATTGTCTATCTTAGTAGTGACATCTTGAAGCAATGCATCTACTTCTGATATCATAGCTTCTTTGTTTTCACTAAGAGTATAATCACCATAAGTATGTACACTAAGGTTACTAGGTACTACAAATTCTTTAGTTTCATTGTCTATGCGTGTCTTAAGGTCTACTACAGTCTGCATGTTAGTACCTAAACTAACCTGTGGATTATAAGTAGGATACATCGGTCTTGGCATAGATACATTCTCAATATACCCGAGTTTTACCTCAGGCGAACTAGTTCTATCTAATATATAAATAGACTAGCCTTTTCTCAACGTTGAAAACATAATAATCTTTTTTAAAGTGCAGTAGAGGGGCCGAAGCCCCAGAATGCACTATTAATGTATTATACCAAGCGACGACGCATACGCATATTACGACGTCTGTGAGCCATACGCTTATTCAGCATAGCCTCTTCCTCATCGTCACCTACGCCATACTGTTCGTCATGGCGATAATCTTCTTTATAGCCAGAAACTCCACGGAACTTCATGTCCTTTTCGTCCTCGCCATTCTCTTCTTCTTTTATAGACTCATAGCAATCATACATTGCATTCTCAAGCTCGCAAAGAGTAAGCTTAGTCTTCTTAGCATTCAGCTTAGCCTCATCAAGCAGATCAAATGCTGTATCATACAGTGAGTCTCTCATTTCAATCATAACCATAGTTCAATAAATGTTAGTGTTAATACTTAGGCAGCCAATGCAGATGTTATCTGCAGAATGCCGTTAAATCGATCGTTAAATATCGTAATAATACCGGTACCAGTTATATCGGCAGCGGTTACAGGGGTTCCATTAAAGAAAGTAAGCGGGCGAGATGTGCCATTCAATGTGATATTAACAGGCAGTGTACCTGTAGTACCTTCAGGAATAGCATTCTCTATGCGTACTGTAAAATAACCTACTGGTTGAATACGACGGAAACCTAAAGCAAAGTCTACCGCAGTATCTGTTACAGTTACGTTAGTTGTGCTTAAATATGGAACTCCATTTACATTTGTAGTTACATTAAAGCACCCCATAATACAATCAATTAAAATGAAATACCATTAAAGAAACCATTACCGAAACCGTTCCAGCCACCATAGAAACCTCCACTTACGTATGGAGTAGTATTAACAGCTGTCAACTGTGGCCACTGAACAGGTACTGTATTTGGCTGCGATGCCTTAATAGCAGCAAGTTCTGTAGCTACTGTATTGAACTTCTCGTTTATGAAAGCAGTTTGAGCAGCGTTGTTAGCGTTAGAACGTAACAGAGCGTTATCAGCGATAAGACCATCGATTTTATTTTGCAGCTCTCTTTTCTCAAGGTCGCAAAACTTATCGTTAATCATTACACTTTGTCCTTGTATTGCGTCTACAATGTCACGAGTATTACGCTCGGCCTGAGTGCTGAGTGTATTTGTCTGCTGACATACAGCAAGCTGATCGGCTGCCTGGTTAGCTGCCATCTGTGACTGCAGTGCGTTAGTCTGATTAGCAATAGCTAATCTGTTCTCGCAGCAGCACTGACAAATCTGACTTGCAATAGATGCATTACCGCTCTGGATAGCATTCTGGATCTACAATCCGCTCATGCCTACCTGAGTACCTACGGAAGTAATAGCATTGTTAAGTGTGAAGATACCGTTCTGTACTGTATTAACCTCTGTGTTCAGCAGGTTAGCCAGGTTCTGAATAGCAGTACCGTTACCTTGGATAGCGTTCATCAGCAGTTCACGACCAGAGTCATTAGCAATCTGATTAGAGAGGAATCCGTTGTTACCGTTTCCGCCCCAGTTACCATTGCCACCCCAGCCCCAAATCAGCCAGAGGAACAAAATCCAAATCCAGTTATTACCGCCAAAACCACCGTTGTTGTTAAGTGCCAACAGGAGGTTTGGATCAATACCATTGTTACTTCCCATCTCAGGGAACATCATTATCTTTGATGTATCCATGTTAGTTTATTGTTAAATTGTTAATAAATGTTGTTAGTAATTACCCAGTTATACAGATGGAACTGTTTGCGCGTGGTGACGGAATCGAACCGCCGACAGGTGCCTCCTTCACGTGTCAGCATAACCTGTTTACACGCACTTGTCTCCCGCTTTACCATTAAGCTAACCACGCAAGATTGCAGCTTACGGGGGAGTCGAACCCCCGATCCAAGATTATGGCCGTCACTTGGAATGCTCCACCTATCGAAGCGTCCGTTTAAGCTGTCCCCCATTTGATCAAGTTAGGGCTCTTATGTTTGAGAATTAGATTCAGTGTCCATATAAGCTTCTATAAGAGCTATCTAGCCTTCCTATAAATCTTCTTCTGTTGCTACTTTTGTCAATTCACTTATAGGTTTAATTATATCTGCTTTATCTGACCATACAGCTGTAGTTTTATATGTGTTTACAGCTGAGTCTGGCACATATATATTAGTAATGTTAGCTTTAAAGAATAAATCTGATTTTGATCCTAAATAATTTGGGTTTTTATCAAGATATTCACTAAATTCTTCGTCAGTCTTTCCGCCGTAGTTATGTAGTGTTGGAGGAGTGACATTATCTATAACTAAAGAATTAATATTACTAAATACAAAAGCGCATCCGGAAAGATAATTCAAATCTCTAAGATATAATAAATCTGTAGTCAAATTATCAAACAATCCCGCATGGTAATATGCATTTCCTGGTTGACTATAACCAGATGAGCCCCCTAATAGTTTAGGTAAATATACTTGTCTAACAGTAGTAGTAGTGCTTCCCAATGACGAAAACATCTCTGCACCAGCGGTTACATTTGGAAAATGTAATATTCCAAATGTCGATCTTGTAGAAAAACATTGAGATTCTAACTTAGTCAACTGTGATGTTGGATGTACGTCTGTTAAATTAGGACAATTCCCAAAAGTAGCCTTTCCTATAGTAGTACACGTTTCTGGCAATACTACTTTTGTTAAATTAGGGCAACTCGCAAAATATCCCGATCCAGCAGCATCATATAACGATGTTATTGTTCCTAAATTCTCAACTTCTGTTATACCAGAATTAAAGAAGGCTCCACCCTATGTATATGTTAAATTAGGAATATTTAATTTAATTCTTAAATTAGTACAATTGCTAAAACATCTACCTCCCATCCAAGTCACAGTAGATAGATTTATAGATTCTAACTAACGACAATCCTAAAAAACACTCGAGTTAATAGAAATTGGTCCAAATAAATTTAATTCATCAAATGTTCTAATATTAGTAGAATTAAATGTAAGATGTTTAAATATCGCACTTCCTACTATCTTATTTCCAAACCATCCATACGACTAAGCCTCTTTATATGTAACCCCAATACCGTCAGAACTTAAGCTAGGTATCTAATCTACACCACTAACCTGACTATTTAATAGTACATTCTATACAGCTGAATCGGCAAAATATATATATTTATCGTTTGTTACATTTATTGTTAAATTTGGAAATCTTTTTACACCCTCACTGATGTTACCAGTCAAATAATCATATACAATATCCCAGCAATACTATGTTTGAAGATTACCTTCCAAATTACAAGACTGTATTTCGTTTGATGTAGCAAGATCATATATTTTTTTAAGTATAGTAGCTGATACAATCTCAACATTACTATCTTGTTGTAAATTTAAATTTGTCATGATACATTCATTATTTTAGCAAACGTATTAAACGTCTTGTGATTAGGAATATTTCTTAAATCAAGCCGCGCAATACTATTGGAATTATCTACTTTTACATTAGCTGGTTGAAGTGTAGCAGGATTAATAATAATTATAGATGTTGGAGTACCTACTTCATACTTAGTAACCTTAGAATTCTACGGAAGTGTAATATTTATTGTAGTACCACTAGCATCTACTTGTGTAAGTTCTGTGCAAGTTGATAAATCAACAGTTCCAGTTAATCCAGTACAGTTCTATATAGACAATGTGCGTAAATTAGGCATTCTATCAAATAAGAATTGACGTTTATCTTCTCCAATTATACCAGATGCAGTATTCTCAATTAGAGTACATCCATCTAAATTAATTCCTTCGATATTGTGCAAATACTTAAACAGATATGCACCGTCAAGTGTAACAAGATTAATCAACGAAGAAGCTTTTGATGTAAAGTCTAATGTACCAGTTAACACATATAAGTCTATCTTGTATATATTATTTCTACCGATACCAGAACCAAATTCTTCCGTCCATGTTGTGTTTATAACACTATACAATTCAGTTTGAATAGAACTTACAATTGGGTCTGTATCGTTACCAACGGCAACTACAGCTGTAGCATAAATATGAGCTCCAGATCTAAACAAACAGTCTGCTGTAATATCATAGAATGTCAATTCATCTGGAAGAGCCCTCTCTGTACTTATACAAATACCTTTATTAAGACCTGCTTCTACTGTAATATAGTCGTCGTATAGTTCATCGAGTTGTTGTGTGCTACCTCTATCTATATACGTTGCAGAATTACTAGAACCTTGTTTTTGTATAGTATATGTAATTCTATCTATAGTACCAGTATACGTATAATCAGAGTCTGCAAACAAGTCAGCCTTCATTCCAGTAGAATAGAAACATGTACCGTTAGGTACAATTCTAGGAATGGCAGTAGCTCTGTTCATAGCAGATATCTTCATTGACGCAGGATATGTGGCACCCACAACATGTATTGTCATTGTATTTAACACAACTCCAGACAATATGCATATAACATCTACATTATAATCGTGTCCGATGTTAGATTGCGTTGATGTAATATAAGCAATTCCGTCAATACTATCTTCAGCCTATACTATCTTTAATCCATTTACTCTAGTAGCATTACTTGGATTTAATGGGTCACTTAATGCCCAAGTATAATTAGCAGAATCATCTTCGGCAAGAGCAAATCGCGTAGCGTTCAATGAAGCTGTGTTTCCTTCTGTAATAGTAACGTTACCTTGATTATCAACGTCTATATTACCACCAATGTTAATCTGGATATAATCACGCATGTGGTCTACTACAAGACCAGAAGAATCCTTAGTAAATACTGTATCTCCAAACCAACTCTTAATCATATTAAGCTGTTGTGCTGTAAGCTCAGTACCATCATTCTTAATTACAAGATAACCTTTAAGATTCTGTCCAGCGTTTTTGAGTTGAGCAATATGACTTAAGTCCTCAAATGTAAGAAGGTTTGAGTTACCTACTGTAGTATCAGACCAATTGATTTTATCCATAACGAGCTCATACTCGCTAAGGTCTGCACCAGCATTTACAAGAGCGTTGATCCAATTCTTAACAAATACAATAGAGTTCACGGTGGATCCTGTTGTACCAAGTAACGACACTTCGTGTACAGTAGTAGGAACGCCTAATACTTTTTCAAGTGTAGCAGCATTATTCTGACCAATTGTACAATCCCAGAACTCCAATACTTCCCAAGACGAGTTGTTCATCCAAATAGTATATACATCAGATGGAAGTTCAAGCTTAGTAAACTTATTACCAGATTGTGAACTATAGAAGTTGGTTATACCAGAACCCATAGCGAGGAACTCCTGCAGCTCTGACATATCAAAACCATATATATTAGCGTTGGTGTCAGTCTGATTGCGCTGTCCTCGAATGTTCAAATGTGTAAGATTCTCAAACACTTTAGCATTACCAGCAATACCACCTCCAAGTGTAGCAACAGTAGTAGTACATGTATCTTGGTCTACAGTAGTAATAGGAGTACCAATGTTAATCTTTTTAATAGGAGAACCAAGTACTTCTGAATATACACCATTCAAATCTACGCCATCTAATCCAAGTGCAATCTCGCTAAGATCAATCTCTTCAATAAAGTTAGCACCATATAAGTCTACAGGGTTTTTAGTATTAGAACCACCGTGAAGCTCTCCATAGCCAGCACCCATATTGTGCTCAAAAATATTATACTTCGATACACTTACTGTAGGACCCCAAGCCTTACCGTCTTTATATATAGACATGTAAGTACTCTTAGTTGGTGTTACTCTAATTACCTGATTAGAACCTTCGGTTACGTTGGCTGTGATATATACAATATGGTTTTTATAATCACCACAGAACCATTTAGCATCATAGTAGTCCATTGAGTTACTTAACCACCAGTGACGGTGTGTTGTACGAGAACCCTGTAACCATTTATACCATTTTGGATCTCTGTTTGCTGATTCTACATATTTGAAGTAACCAGAAGCGTTATACATAATCTCACACCATTTTGCTGCATAGTTATCATCAAACATGCTAGCTACATTATTGTATGTAAGACCTGCATTATAAAGACCATCTGCAACTGCTGGTACAATCTTATTGATCCACTCTGGCCATGCTTCAAGAGCATCCCACAACCAGTTAGATGTTACTATATTACCATTATCATCAGCACTTCTACCAGAGTATGCATATGTTGTAACAGAACCTGGAAGTTTAGTATTACGATCAATTGGGGGATCGTATGCGATACCACCATCGTTCTTATTACCAAGCGCAATATCCATATCCCAAGGTTCATAGTGCCAGTGTATTCCGTCGTATGTCTTCAACTGAGCATTACGTTCAACAGAGTCGACAAGACCGAATCGTAAGAAGAACACATAATAAGCAGCCATCTTATATAAGTCAAGGTGCTGTGCTGCTTCTGCCTGGAATTTAGCTTGGTTGTTTCTTGTGCTAGCTACCCAATTATAGAAGTCTACAAACGGTTGAACCTTTTGTGCAAACTTAGAATTTGGGTTAAATTTATCCATTCCAGCTTTAGCATCGTCTTCTGCTACATCATCCTCATCTGGATAAATAAGCTCAAACGCTTGCTCCCAGTTATACATTCTTACTGGATCTCCAACAGGCTCTTCATTTTCATCATACTGTTGTACTTCAACAATATTATCTATACCTGTATTAACCATATAAGAACTCAATGGCACGTTAGAACCGACTATCTCAATACGAAGCACATCGCTGTTACTCCATACTCGATTGTCTTTAGTATCTTCATCCTTATGTGATTGAGTTAAGCAGAATGGATCTGAAGGTACTGCATAAATACTACGCTCGCCGTATGTATAATCAGACTTCTTATCGTCCATAAATACATACTGTCCAAGGAATGTACGAGTCTTTGATCCTGCTTCGTCATAGTAGAATACTGCACACGGGAATGAATCTGGAGCAACACGAATGTCATATGGGAATTCGGAATTTGTAACATCCTTCCACTGTACCTGTTGTCCGTTTCTAGAACCATATCCTTCTACCCATCCGTCTTCACCTATTTGAGTATTGTTATGGTGAATAAGCTGGTTTGTAGCAAAGAGCTGAGGAGCTGTTCTAAGTTTGTACTCTCCATCGATGACAGCATTAAACCACGCAAGTTGAATAAGTCTCTGAATCGAACCGTTATGTACACCTGAAGAGTCTGCATAGTTGGCTTGAAGCACAAACTTATTTGCTGGTATAGAAGATTTACCAGTAGAATCTATAGACAATCCGTTTAGAGCATCTACATTAGCCTTCATTACATATCTATTCTTGGTCAACTGCAAATCATCCTGTTGTGTAAGTTCATATGTAGGAACCACACCAGATTTTGATTTGTTTGTCCAGAACTTCATAGAAGTAATAGGATAGTGCAAGGTAGACTGTCCGTGCTTTCTAATCTTGACGTTATTAATCTTAAAGTTCTTAGAAGAATCAGATGGGCAGAAACGCTCGATTGTAACATCTGTTTCTGAATCATCTTTATCTGATTGACCACTAAGAATGTTGGTAAGGTCTCCACTAATAAGAATAGTATCAATCTTATTCTTACACAAGTCGAAACTAATATTACCACCAGCGTCAAGTATATTATTATGATCTGCTATTGTTGCTTTATCGTCGCTGTCGTATACAAAGTTATTGTATGCGTCGGTGTATGTAATAGAATAGTTGTATACCCTAATGTTGTACACACGAACACCAGAAGTAGATCCTCCAATTTTAATTGCACCGTCTGCTTGGAATGATTGTCCAGATGCAGAAGAACAACGTTCCAATACACCGTTGTTTACAATATAAGCAAGTCCAGATTCGGCAGTAAAGTATTCTTGCTATTCAGGGATTCTGTTCAGAATGAAACAAAGCTTGATTCTTTCATTAGCCTTATAGTTTGTATGTACAACTTCTGTATTAGCGTTGTTGTATAATGTAGCAGTATCTGGAGTAATTTCTATTCTTGCTCCAGTAGATGCACTACCTATTCTGATAATAACATCATCATCATCCGCTACCTTTTCAGACTCAAACTCAATCTCAATAGCTTTACCGTTCTCAAATGAGAAGTTAGAGAATGGTTGAAGATTTACAGTGGCGTATTGATTTACTCCTACCGTTCTGAAAGAATTTTTATACCAACCAGAATTAGTACTCCACTCAATATTAGTAAATGTGGTAGATACATTATTAGTTGTGTCATTCCAATTTGATCTATTAGAACTTTCGTTAGTTCTACCGTAGGCTGATAATTTAAGTTCGTAGAAACCTGTTTCGTTAACTACGATCTTGCTATTCTTTACTATATATATCGGTAATGTAACAATAGGATTATTGTTGTAATATCCTACCAAATATGTGTCTGTACCATCTTGTGTATATATAGTAGGGATATATTGTAAATCTGGAGCTTTCTCTTGACTGTTTGCAGTAGCCGTAGCTAATTCTGTTGGAGCTAAATCCTCAAGACCTTGTAACAATTTCCACGTAACCTGAATCTATGTGTTTGTCTGTAGGCTATCTGTATAATAAGCCCATTGCATAGATTGTGATTCGTATTGTGTAGCATGAATCATTAGGCTACTAAGCGGGAAGTCTCCGGATGTGAATGATTGACAAATGTTGATAAATTTGTTTGTACTACCTACAATGCTAGATGCTACTACAAAGGTATAATAAAGCAAATTACTATTTACACTTACATTACCATCGTTATATTTACCTTCCACCCATACCTGAAGGCTGTGTTGTCCCTCTGTCTGTGGGATTTGCATCTGTTGTACAGCGGTAGTTTTAACAGGTCCATCTTGTACTACATCAACTGTAGCAGTCTTATTAGATCCACCATCATCTATTTGAAAGTGAATTTTAGCTGTTCCAGATGTATCGTTTCGTTCAAATGTATAAGGAATCTGCATTATAGAACCACCAGTAAACTTCTCATAGAACTTGAAGGTACTAGTCAGATTTAATTGCAGTACTACAATATTATACGACTTAGTGTTACGAGCACCAGTTGTTGTTCCTTTACATTCGATAGTAATTGTATTCTCTCCTGGCTGTAAATAATTATATATCTGAATACTAGGATCTGCATCAGATGGGTTATACCATCTCGTAAATGATGTAGAAGTTCCGCTTATTTTATTTACTATAGTAAATGTAGCAGACATTGTATCAGAAGACTAACCTTCATCGTTGTAAATACTCCAGTGAAACGATATACGTGCAGAAGAACTATTAGAATCTCCATAACGTATATACTGGTTATTAAAACCTCCAGGTTCTACTGGTGTTAATTCCAACTTATAATCACTAGGTCTAACGAAGTTAAACAGCTCAAGGTCGGCGTTATCCATTGGATTCTCATTCCACAACTCCCAAGCATATCTACTTGAGAACATTCGATACTTATTGTTTGAAGTATCTTCATACATGTAGAATGGCTCCTTTAACTTCTTCTGCAATAACTCTCTAATAGATCCTCCAGATACCTATAACCCGCCAGTAGCATTCTATCCTGTAAATGAGTTAGTTCCTGATACCCAGTCAACGAACTCGTTTATTTGTCCTGTATATAAATTCATAATTATTCTTTATCTTTCCAAGATGAATCGTCTACCCATGGGTACTAGTCTATCCAGTACCCATTGGCGAAACAACATAAAATATCTGTTAACCTGCTCCATACAAGATACAGGTTATTATAAACTTCATCTATACTCTACAGCCCACGATAAATACCAGTTATTTCATGATTATTTATGTGCAGCATAAGTCAGATTAGATTGAGGCCCAAGGACCTTGGTTATTGGTCTTCATGTAATTTACAAGAGCAATGATATCACCAAGCTCGCACTCAGCAACTGTTACAAACTCCTCTGGTTGTACAGCTGAAATGTTGGTGTCACCTGCGTATGTTGGGAACTCGAACTCAAGTGTAGTAAGTTCGTCTGAAGTACCAAGTGATACACGAGAACCAAGTACACCTTCTGTAGAACTTGTATACTGACCTACAGGACCCTTAATATTCTTGCTGAGTACATCAGAACTACCCTTTGTACTTACCTTATATATATTAGTAGTATAAGTACCGCTGCTCTCTGTAGTAGTCCAAATGAAGCATGTGTAATCTGCTGGGAGCTTAGTACCATCCTCGAAGTAAGCAGCCTGCTCTTTATAAGTAGAATAGTTACTTGGAGTAATCTCAATTGTATGCTCAGCATCAGCGTAGATCTTCTTCATAGGAACACGGAAGATACTGTTTGTAGAATCCCAGTATACAGTATCAATAGTGTTGTTCTGCAGTACCTGCTTAATCTTTGTAGGAGTAGCAGAAGCCTCAACCTTAAGACCCTTAGTCAGCTTGCTATTAATGAACATTACGTCCTGAGTAGCACCGAAGTTTACGAAACCACCAGTCTTGTCATCATTAAGAGCATTCAAACGAATCTCAGGAGCCTCACATTTAATACAGTCACCTGATGTTACAACTACATCTCCGTATGCAGCATCGATGTCAACCTCTTCCTCAGCCTCTACTGAAATCTTTGGAGTAATGTCACCGCTCAAGCGATATGCACCCTCCTCGCCATCAATAAGGAATGGGAGTTTAGTATCGATGTAATCACTCAGCTTTGTGCTACCTGAAAGAATAAGCTTCAGCTCATCCTTATAGTATGACTTAGTCTTATCTTCAATTACGAAGGTCTTCTCACTACCAGTAGTAGTACCAGTGTAAGCAATAATCTTATATGTACTTGAAGCGCTGATCTTGAGGTTCTTCTTAGAAGACAAACCTGTCTCAATGAACTCGTTGTTCATTGCGTTAGCTGTAGCAATAATATCCTTAGTGGTTGTCTGAGCATCTTCTACATCAACGAAATCGTAGAAGTCATCGGCAGCCTCATAAGTCTTCATATCAGCATAAGCCTTAGCAGCGTTGTTAGTTGCGTTATTCTTCTTATATTTCTTAGCTGCTGTAGCAAGCTTACCTGTTGGAATAGTACCCTCATCGATAATCTCCTTACCAGAATCAGTTGTCTCACGTACAGCCATCTTCCAAATACCGTCCTTATTGAAACGATACTCGTCTGTAAAGATTGATGTCTTCTCTGCATTGAATGTACCGAACTCAAGACCGTCGCCACCACCGTGCTCGAATTTAATCTTGTTCATGTTACCATCGGTATCGTAACCCTTTGGCTGGAGAGCGATACCACCGTGCTTCTCACAACGAAGGTCAATGGCCTGTGCACGTACCTTCAAGTAACCACGCTCATCACGCTCATCTGCAGTACCACTATCAAGAGTGTTACCTGTTACAATGTTAATGTCCATTACACCAGCGTTATCAGCCTTGAACATCTTATCTGATGTATCAGCACCAGTATTCTTATCCTTCTTATAAGTAAGAGCCTTATTCTTTGTACTCAGTGTAATCTCACCAGCATGCATCTCAAACTTAACAGGATTGTCAGAACCATCCATGTTCTTAATAACAATCTTATCACGCTTATTAGGCTCTCTGTGGTGTGAGCAGAACTGAATGTCATCACCTGGCTTGAATGCGATATCGCCGTAGTTACCAGCATAGTTAGCTTCATTGTTGCTCCATGCTGGCTCAACGTTTACATTCTTATTACTACCAAGAGTTACGTTACCCTTGCTAGAAACAGAGATTACGCCATTTGTATCGATAGTAGAACCGCTACCAGAACCACCACCAGCATTGATAGCGTCTACAGCAGTGTTCACATAACTGGTAAGATTGTTCCACTCTGCAGCGCTGAGGGTATCCCCGTTAGACTTTTGAATAAATGTTTGTTTTGTCATGTTATCTTAATGTTATTGGGAACGTCCCTCCGAACGCCCAGTTATCTGTTAATACGATTGGGAACGCGTCACCAAAGTGCCATGTATCGCCACTAGGCTCATCTTCTCCCTCGTATGTAAAATAATATGTGTTTCTGTCTACTAGATTGTTATCTACTAGATATTGGTAAGCAGATGCAGACAGTGTGACCATTTTTGAATTACGAGAGTTATACTCCTCGAGTATATCCTCCATCTCCTCCTTTCTCACGAAGAGGCCTGGATCTACTACTATGTCCTTATATCTCTCGAAGTCTCTTTTAAGTTGCTCAACTACTTCAACGTAGTTAGCAAAGTCGCCTTTAGATATAAACACATCGTACGCATCACCTGTAATACCTGCTATGTTTACATAACCATTAGGGTCTGCAGATAATGTAAGTACTGTGTTTCCAAATGCATCAACGAACTTCATAGAACCCTGTCCAGTATTCTGTATAGTAAGTCCGTTACATGCGTACTCTTTATTGTGTGCCCATATACGCAGATTATCTTGAATGAACGCAATAGAGTTTGGAGATATCTTGCCGGCGTTTAAATCTCTCTAAAACGCATTGTACGTTTTATAATTTAAAAATATGTTATTAATCTTCTCCATTAGAGCACATTTTATATTCGTTTATATACGGTTCAAGGGGACCCATTTAGGGCCCCCTTTCCGTTGTACCTTTGCCATATTATGCACGCCGGTACCCAAGCTTTTATAACGTTATTATTGTGCCTGCTCAGGGATGTTTTCTTCCCCGCCGCTAACTGTGTCAGTCTGCTCAGAGTTTATAGGCTCGCCTTCTGTTTCCGGAAGACTCTGCTCAGACTCAGTTGCGCTTTGTGTCTTATCAATAAGCTCTACGAACTCTACGTCCTCGGACTTAATGATAGTAAGTTTAGCGATAACCTCGCCCAAGTTATATGCAGCAGGAGCTAACTTGGTCTCATTTGTATACTTAACTACAATCTCGTCGTCGATGTTTCCAGTCAGAATAGGAGAGGAAACCATGCGAAGAGTAGTCTCGGCGAGAGTATCGGGTACACTTATGATACCTGTATAACCCTCAGGAATCTTAATGCCAAGACCTGTACGATATACAATATGAACCTGACCACGCTTATTCATCTCAGTAGTAACATCTTTTGCTACGAGATTATATCCTGCGCCGTTATTTACGACGCGTACCGGCTGTACGGCATTCTCTAAGATTTTCTTAAATTCAATAGTCATCTGCTTATATATCTTTAGTTATTGTTTACTGTTGTCTCAGTATTGGTTACCCCGCCATCGAATCGAACCCGGACCTGGAGGGTTAGAGCCTCCCGTGCTACCACTACACCACGGAGCAGTTTCTTAAATAGTGCCTATGGGAGGTAACGCTCCTCCCCAAGGTCTAAACATAGGCTACCAACTAACAATTTACAATTTATACTATGATGTTCACAGGTTTCCGAGTGGCCCCTCGAATCTCAGCCTCGCCTGCATTGGCTGTATTGGCGCCCGTTCGCTGTTACTTCACATACTATCCGCATTTCAGCGGCCATACGGGCACAAGAGCATTTGCTCCCGATGTTTATTTCTTTACAAATGGGCTCTTAATCCAATTCCAAACCTTCTTATACCAAGGTGTCTTTGGCTCAATAACCGACTCAACCATCTTCTTCAACTGCTTAATCTGCTTCTTGTCAGTGATCTTAACACGAACAATATCAGAAGCGAACTGATTGCAGAGTGAATCAATTGCATCGAGTGTCAAATGTGCACCATAAGCAATAACCTGGTTAATCTCGCTCTCTGTCAGAGCAACGCCTGCCTTAGCCTTTGCACGAATAAACTCGAAACGAATGTCCTCACATGACTCAACCTTTGTGAGATCTACAATAATGGTTGGCTTTGTATTTTTAATAGTCTTTTTCATATATGTATAAACTTTATGATTATCCTTCACACTTACAATCACAATCGCAACATGGGATAGCAGTATTCTCTGCATTCTTAAGAGCCCACTCTTCGCGCTCCTTCTGTTCAATCTTGTGACGATTCTTAATATTAGCAACCCACTCCTTACTCTTTACCGTAGCAAGAAACTTCTTGTTGAATCGATTTGTATAGAACACAAGAATGATATCTCCCTTCTTAGCATCGATCTCCTCCTTGAAAGACTCGCCGTTATTAGTGCCACTGTATATTACATGCATTGGCTCTTCAGCGTAGTAGATGTTACGAATATCATAACGATCCTCACTCTCAATATGCTGAGCTGTATTCTCTTCTGGATCGATAGCAATATTGGCAGAACTGTTTGTCAAATATAGTGTTTTCATTTTGAGTATTGTCTATTTTTATCTTCTTTAAATCGTCTCTTGAGCTTAAATTTAAACATCTCGTTAAACAGTATGTCTGAAGTATCATCAGACTTCATGATGTCAACTGTTTGTTGAAATACATGTTTGCATACTGCATTTACGATATCTCGATCGATGTCTAAGTTCTTTGAGACTTGTTTAATTACATCATCGAGAGTAATCATCGCTCAACTGCAACAATATCGTATAAACGAATAATCTTGCTGTCTTTTACTAGATCGAAGAATGATCCTGCGGTGTCTTTGAAAAGAACTACATTACCAATGTTAATAATCTCGCTCTCCTTCATTTCCTCTGTAGGATACCAAACAGGAGTTTTCAAGACAATAGCTCTGCGATAATCAGAATCAACTTCCTTAACCTCCGTCTTTACTTCATCGAAGTCCTGTGCTTCAATTCCGTTCTCGTCAGCCTTAGGCTCACCTTTTGCGACGGGAGTATTAAACTCTTTCTTAACCTTGACCGGATCCAGGGGCTTAACCAAGAAGAAATCTCTAAAGCTGTAATGGATCTTACTAGCTACGTCCTCTGCAAGCACCGATTGGTCTATCATCTTATCCTCTTCCATTCTTGTTACTTCTTAAGTCCATTCAAGTGATTGAGTACTGAAATAATGTTGTTCAGTACAGTAGTACGCTCAACCTTCAAGCACTCTGGCATATTAGCCATATCCTCTTTCAGGTTATCAAGCTCGTCAGTATACTTAACAATGAGTCGCTGGATTTCATCGAATACATTAACAAAGTTTTTCTTTGCCTCTGCATCAGCAGGCTCCAGATATCCCTCGTTGATAAGATCCTGTGCATAATCAGCGCTGATTGAAAAGTTTGAACTGTATGAAGAATTTACTTCAGAATCAGCATCGCTTGACTTATGGAACTCTTCATTATGAGAAGAAACATACATCTGTGTGTCATCATTCCACTCGAATGTATCACCAGCTTCCATAACAAAGAATGGTTCAATTACACGTAAAGTCTTTACCATTGTGTTTTCTAATTTCATTAAATACGCCGGCATAACGCAAAATTATACATGTTTGGTTGCAAAATGATAAAAAAATTGCTAAATTGCAGCCTTTTTGGTTAAAAATACGTTATATCGACGTAAACCCTGGGGAAAGAAGGGGGGATTATAGGGGGGTTAATAGGGGCTCTACCTATTAAGATAAACTATTTATCTATTAAGATTTATACTGGCCCTTTGTCTTCTTTGCTACTTTCTTCTCTTTCCCCAGTAAATTCTAGAACATGAAGAACAAAAGAAAAGCTTATATAGACATCTATAAGTCCATGTATCCGTTAGAGCTTGTAGTAGTTAACGGTTCTGTAACTCTAGAACAGCTTAGAAAGCAATACTGTGAGATAGATGGTACAGAAATCGAAGACTTTGATAGATCTAGATTCAGTGCTGTTACATTCAAAGGTATACGTAAATCTGATGAGCATCGTGTAGTAATAGTATGGTTACAGAATCCTGAAGACATATATTACACTAAGGGTACTTCTAAAACTGACAAACAAATTAGTTATGCAGGTGTAGTAAGTCACGAAGCATCTCATGCAGCTTTGCTTACGTACCATACAATCGGAGAAGGTATTTGCACTGTAGATCAGGAACCTTTTGCATACTATTTACAATGGATTGTAGAGTGTATATATAAGACCATGTCAAAGAAATAATATGACACACGTAGAACTAAATGCCATACTCTATTATGCAGATTTCCTAAGTTTGAAGGCTGAGAGTAAGCCCGTAACAGATAATTGTAAGTATTTCTTCATACACGGATACCCAATCAATAGTCTGTATATAGTAGACTCAGAGCCTGAATACGATAGAGAGAATCCCTACTTAATCCAAGCATACCAAGAATACTAGCAGCTTGAGGACAAATATGACGAAGATGCGGCCATGAGTTTTATAGATGACATATGTTGTCTGAAGGCCTGCGGATCTGTTGATGCTGAACAAATGTTAAAGTGCATTCATCAATATAGTACAAAATATGAAAGAAAGATGGCATTCAGTGCCTACAGAAATTGGAAAAAAGAACAGTTTTACACCCATATAATAATTAATGAAAATGGAGACCCCCAAGAAACAGAATGCACAATGTACGTCAAGCACGCTGAAACAAGCCTTACAAGACGAGGCTTACTTAAGAGCCCTGGCTGTGATGGAACGTTTAGAGAATAATGCGTATAAAAACGGTTTTTATGGCGACGACGAAGATGAATGAAATCGATCCCTGTGATTGGGACGATATTAACCCAAGTAAAGACGATGAGTAAATTTAGTAATTTATACGATATCGACGGTAATATCATCAATAAAGCTCCTCAGCACACATATACACTTGAAGAGACCGAGAAACTCGTTGATGATTTGACCAAAAAAGTACAGGAAAACCCTGATAATGAGGTATATAAAGTGTACTTAAACAACGCCCAAAAATGGCTTTACAAGCTCTATAATGAGATGAGCCGTGAGGACCTCATGAAGCGATTAAATCTCGTAAAAGATAGCATTCAAGATGCTAAAACTGAAGTAAATGAGGCTGAACAAGCTAAGATTGAAGAGATCAATAAAGCTGTAGAAGAGCTCAAAAATGAGTACGATAAGGTAATTTCTATGGACGAATACGTTGAACCAATTGAAGAAATAAACGAAAATGAGGGAGATAAAGAGGATATTTGTGCATTGCACAGCGGGGAGTCAGAAACAAACGAAAAAGGACCTGCTGAATGAGTTCAAAGCTAAAGGATGGAGCGCTCCAGGCTATCACTACGTCGTATTTCCGGATGGTAGAGTGGATTCACTCCTTGCCGAAGACAAGGTCTCTAACGGAGTCCAAGGGTTTAATTCCACAGCTATCAACATTGCCTACGT